GTCTCACTGTCCGACTGGATCGGACTGGGCGGCCACTACGGCCACAATCAGGTTCCCGGTAACGACCACGTGGACCCCGGCCCGATGCCGGATATCTTTCGGGCAGGCGGGAAGCCCGCTCCTAAGCCTACCCCCGTCTACGCTCCATTTCCGGGGCGGTCTTTCTTCAAGCTGGGGAAGACGCATCCCCTCATCACTGAACTGGGGCGAGCCCTCGTAAGGGCTGGCTACAAGGGGTACAAGAAGGGTCCCGGACCTACGTTCACTTACGCCGACAAGAAGGCCGTGACGTGGTTCCAGAAGAAGCAGGGCTGGTCCGGCGATGACGCCGACGGCTACCCTGGTCCGGAGACGTGGAAGCGACTGAAGGTCGCCAAGCCGAAGAACTAAGGAGGTGAGATGGCCCTTACACTGGAGAACATCACAAACAAGGTCGAGTCACTGCGCAGGGCCTCCGCCGACAGAGATCAGCGGCATCGCGACGTCCACGACGTTCGCTCCGGCGACGTCGACACCGTGATCCCTGGGTCCATGCCTGACGCATGGCCCAAGCCGATCGTGGCCAACCTGGTCGATACCTCGGCTCGGGACATGGCCGAGGTGATGGGCGTGATGCCCTCGGTCAACTGCACGACCAGCATCATGACCACCAACAAGGCGAAGAACTTCTCTTCGAAGAAGACGAAGATCGCCAACTGGTACCTGACCGAGTCGCACCTGTACGCAGGCAAGCAGATCACGGCCTCGGATCACTATCTCACGTACGGGATGGCGATCTACTGTATCGAGCCCGACTTCATCGAGAAGCGCCCACACATCCGGATCGAGAATCCGATGGGCGTCTACCCGGAGTGGGATCTCTTCGGTCGCCTCAAGAGCTACACCAAGGTGTGGCGTGAAGAGGCGATCCACCTGGTCGCCAAGTACCCTCAGCTGATGCGAGTGCTTCAGTCGAACAACACGCGAGGATCTGACGTCGGCTGGCAGCAGCGTGAGATCGAGGTCGTCAAGTACTGCGACGCAGAGCAGATCGTGATGTACCTGCCGCAGCACGGGCAGCAGCTCGTGGACCGGATGGACAACCCGCTCGGCAAGATCTACGTGTCGATCGGCAAGCGCCCCGGCTACGACAACGAGATCCGTGGTGCGTTCGACGACGCGATCTGGGTCCAGCTCGCAAAGAGCCGCATGGCCCTCCTCGGGCTGGAGGCCACAGAGAAGACCGTCAGGGCCCCCCTGGCTGTCCCCCGTGACGTCCAGAAGATGACGTTCGGCGACGACGCGATCATCCGAACCGACAACCCGGACAAGATCAAGCGTGTCGGTATCGACATCCCTATGGCTTCATTCCAGGAATCCCAGATCCTCGAACAGGAGCTGCGCGTCGGAACGCGCACCCCTGAAGCCAGGTCCGGCAACATGGACGCCAGCATCATCACCGGTCGAGGCGTTCAGGCCCTGATGGGCGGATTCAACACCGTCATCACCACGGGCCAAGCCGTCATCGGCGAGGCCCTTCGCGTCGCCATCGGGCTCGCGTTCGAGATGGACGAGAAGCTGTGGGGGCACGAGAAGAAGACGATACGCGGCACGGTCCAGGGCTCACCTTTCGAGGAGTCCTACGTACCCGCTAAGGACATCGATGGAGACTATACGGTCGACGTCACGTACGGCTTTGCGGCGGGGCAGGACCCGGCCCGAGCCATCGTTGGCCTTCTCCAGCTCCGAGGTGATCAGCTCATCTCAAGGGACTTCTTCCAGCGACAGCTCCCGATGAACCTGGACGTGGCCCAGGAGCAGCAGAAGATCGACAACGAACAGTTCACCGACGCGCTTAAGCAGGGCGTCATGGGTTACATGTCGGCTATCCCTCAGATGGCCCTTCAGTCCCAGGGGATGTTCGATCCTGTGCCCGAGCTGGAGAAGGTGGCCAAGCTGATCGCCCTTCGCGAGAAGGGGAAGTCGGTCCACGACGCCGTGCTCGAAGTCTTCAAGCCTAAGGAGCAGCCACAGCAGGCAGCTCCCACAAACCCCCTGGAAGCCGCTATGGCGGCCTCTCAGGGTGGTCCTGGTGGTCAGGCACCCGGCGGTCCTCCAGGGGCCGCAGGAGGCCCTCCAGGGCAGGAGCAGCCGCCTCAGGGCATGGACCTTATGTCACTGCTCAGCGGCATGACAAGTAAGGGTGAGGCGACGATGTCGGCCAGAACCCAGCGACAGAGCCCGATCTAAGGAGTAACACATGGGTCTCAATCAGGTGCACAGTGGCTCTGGCCACGAAGGTAATCTCCGTGGCGGCGTCGGCCACCACAGCCCGGACGGTGTCTGGAGTTCCGAGAAGGGCCGGGCGCTTGAGGCGCCCGAGCTGAGCTTCTACGACCAGGACGGAAACATCGGTCCCGACCGGCTGAACCAGTCGGTGTCGACCGGGCACACGTTCCGGGAGTTCATCGTGGAGTCCGGCACGTTCGATCCGAACTCGCTGACGCGAGGCACCGACAAGCATATGCCTAAGTGAGCGGAGGGTAGGTTATGGGAACCCCAACCCCAGGTCCGGGTAAGTTCTCGAAGCGGACCGACAAGGCCGTGAGCGAAGCGAACCGTAACCTGCCCAACGCTGGCTACGGCGAGCAGGCTCAGTACCAGGAAGCCCAGCAGGGTATGCAGAAGCCGCAAGAGGTCAACGTTCAGGGGATGAACTTCAACGACCTCTTCGGTAGCGCAGCCTCTCGGGTGACTCCGTTCTCTGAGGCTACGACTCAGCCTGGCGTCCCGGTCACAGCCGGGGCCGCCTCCGGAGCGGGGCCAGGGACGGAAGCGCTGAACCTGGCAGACCAGCGCAGTGAGGACATGCAGCAGCTCAACAACTGGATGCCGGTCCTTGAGTTCATGGCCAACCAGCCTGGCGCCTCCTGGGCGATGCGGAACTACATTCGACAGCTCAAGGGGCAGCAATGAGTCTTGAGTACCAGTACGGCGGCCAGTGGTTCGACGATATGGGCGCTCTCGCCCTGTCGTTCATGGACGCCCCTCGCGTGGGCGTCGACCTCGCCAACAACTCGCTCGACCGAGCACAAACGAACCAGATGGCCAAGGATCTCCTTGGCTCTGGAGTCAACCCCTACTATGACGATGGGGGCGAACTGGAGGGCTGATCATGGCTGGCAACGTCTCCCCGAAGGACATGGAGATCATCTCTCGTGGCGTCCTCGACGGCTACGAGCAGATGGACAACCTGCCTCCGACCGTGCGGCGCAAGCTCCTGGAATACTGGGAGCCGATGGGTATCGACCCGAATCAGCCTGACAGCGAGATGACGCGGCAGCAGATCGAGGCCCTCAAGGAGCAGCGAGAAGCTCAGCGTGGCGGAGTCTTCGACCTCCCGATCTTCAAGCCGATCGAGTGGATCGGCGCCAAGATGTACCAGGCTTACAGCGAGTCTGTCTCCCCGATCCTGAGTGCGGGCGGCATGGCCGTGCACTCCGTCATTTACGGTCGCCCTGACTACATCGGCGAAGAGGGAGAGCTGGACGCCCTCAAGGACTACTGGAACTACGCCCACAAGGTGAGCCCCGGTCAGTCTGTCTGGATGCTCGGCCTCAACAACGAGGAGCTGAAGCAGCGGGGCATCAGCCCCGACCAGATCGCCCACGATCTCGCCCTTCAGGAGAAGGGTAAGTTCAAGGACGCCAAGACTCTGAACGACCCGCTCGGCGTCAAGACCCGCTCTCAGGAGTACTTCGGCTCTGGTGCGAGCAAGTGGGTCACCGGCTCGACCGACTTCGCTGTCTCATGGTACGTCGACCCGTTCGTTCTCGCCGGTAAGGGTGCAGCCGCCACGAAAGGCGCTCTCATCACCCGCCCCGTCGAGCGAGCGATCGTCAAGGAAGAGAAGGCTGCGCTCAAGGCGCAGCCCGGACTGTCCGCCGAAGAAGCCAACAAGGTCGCCTGGGACAGCTTCTCCCAGAAGAGTCAGTTCGAGGGCCTCGTCGACGAGATCTGGAACGTCAAGCAAGCTAATCCGGACACCGCCGCATCGGTCCTGAACCGCAACCTGCCGACCCTACGCAAGAGCGCCAATGGTCCTGCGGCTGCCAAGCTCCTCGCTCAGGCGACGGACAAGTCGGAGATCGCCAACGTGCTCCGGGTGTCGATGGGTGACGAGTTCGCCAAGACCACACTGGAGTTCCAGAACAGCCGACTGTCTTACCAGATCAACGAGCTGAACAGCCGAGTCTCTTCGATCGACAGCTACTACCAGGGACTGCCTGCCGCACAGCAGGCGTCCCCCTTCGGTCAGCGAGTCAAGGCGCTGATGGACTCGAAGTCTCAGGA